ATTGGAAACACGATCGGAAGCTTCACTTAAATCAAGTGTTGCTAGCTGTCCATTTAAGGACCCACTCTTAGCAAGATCCTGATTAGGGATCTGAGTGCTAAAACCAATTACGTTACGTGAGAAGTGATCCTCACTGATAGCGTCGACAATCACCTCAAGAACCGCCTGCTGTGCATATTGCATAGCTGTCGGCTCCACGGCGATTATACGTGGTGTTTTCAACGTTTTAGGAACCGTGATAACCCTAACGGGTCGTTCGGCTCCAGGTTCAAGGAACTTGAAGTTAGGTATCTCCATAAAGGAGCTAAACGATGAAAGAATTGATTCCCCAGAAGGGAACCAGTACTCGAGTCGTTCCGGCCACTCAAACTGATTGTACTTTTGGTTTCCCTTAAGTCTATCAGCTGTTGCGCCCGGACCATGTTTGGGCAGAAACTCTGCGTTGTAGATCTTTCGATCTATCTCACAGAATAAATCTGACCATAGCAGGGTAACCATGCGGTTGAATCTCTCTTTCGAGGCTTCAGTCCACATGGCATCATGCAACTTCACGTCCTGTTCACACTCGATGTACTTAGACACAGCGGCAGTGACCCTAGTATCGCTACATGGGATCTTTACCTTCGCAAACATCAGAGTAATCTGACGCAAGCAACGGATAGCCGTAATGTTTGGTTCATCGAGTAATCGACCAGTACCACGGTCAAACACAAGATCAAGGAAACCTCCCAGAAATAGGGGGAGCCCTGCCCGTCTGCGGAAACCCGCAAATGAGTCGTGATCCACAAAGCCAAGGTCGAGACCTTTTTCGAGGTCCTTTCCAAAGCTAGGTAGGGTAATCGTTAAAAACGAGAGCCCTTCATGTTTGACTCGATCCAAGATCGTTTTTTGATCAAGGATGGTGCTTGTGTGACACCAGTCCCCGCATTCTGTGAGGACCTGTTGTAAGAGTGACGTCAGGCTTTTCATGAACTGCTCCTAATAGAGTTAGTTTAATCCCTAGCTAGACGTTATGCATCAATCAACCAACGACACGTTAGTGTCGTCGCGACCGACGAAACCCAAGGCTTACAAAGGCCTGGGCACCCACGATAAGCGAGACCACAATGATCCCGAGGGTAATTCCCTCGAATGAGATCACTTAGTTCTCGCCACCAAGAACCTTCAGGGTATTTGACCCTGAAGTAGCCGACAGCCACAAGGAAAGTGACTGTACGATGTAGTTCTGCTCCGCAACCGAAAACCCCGTGAGGGGCACATCGACGACCAGATACGCACTCATACTGAATGCGATGTTCTGTGCGGCGATGAGCGGGTTCGGAGCAATCTTGGTGCTGTCGATGCGAACTGACCGCCGCGTACGTTTTCCGTACGTCGACGAAACCGTCAGTTTGGTGTTACCGTCTCCACTTTGATAAGTGGAGCCGTTGACACCGGTACTAACTCGAGGAATCGAGGTAGCAACCGCATTGATAGTAATTGACTGTGGATCGGCAAACGCCATAGCATCTCTCCTACTGAATAGCTCGATATTGAGTTATTATTTTATTGGACCGCGCCAGTATTTTCTGTCGTCGGTAGGTGCTGCCGTGTTGTACAATCATCACGGTAACGATCTGGGTCCCTTGGTCATACCAAGGGCCCCAAGTATGGCCCATTGCGTCGCGCTGAAAGCGCTCGGCTCTAAGCCAAACCCGTAAGGAGAAGCCCTGATTCGCTCCTTGGACACAGTTGTGTACCAGGTTTGAACAGGGGCGAGGTTTATACCCGCAAGGGCAAAACCTTCTGCCGTAACGGTAATTACCTGAGACATCTGTCTCATGAGGTAACCGTAACGCATAACTAGCCCGTCAGATTGGAACGACGAATAGTTGGAGACAATGTCTCCAATGTCGGCGAACCAGTCCAAGAGCCAACTCCACGGCACGAGCTGATAAATGGTACTGAGCGAAAGCCCAGGATCCAGCAACTTGCGAGCAAGACTGCTGTACCTATCCAACCTGTCTAAAACGGTAGAACCGCTATCGACATGGTAGGTGTAGGAACCACTAAATGAGATGGACTCTTTACGAGTTCTCTCAATCAGCAAACGTGTGGCCCTGCTTCCTCCGTTCGGCTCATAAGTGAGAGCTTCAAACCCCTGAATACCATTCCAGGGATAAATAGCTGCACTAGGGTTCTGACTTCCGTCAGGCTGTTGAGTCGTAACTTCGGACACAGGAAATTTAAACCGCCTATGGACATTACGTCCACTATCACGTTCGAACTGTCGAATTGTATCGACAGAAAGAACTACGGCCCTCATGAGTTTCATGAGATCACTGATGAAAGGTTTAACACCGAACTGGGAATTAAGGTACTCACTACCCGCACCGCGGGTAGTACTGGCCTTTCCCAGCAGGTTTTCACCAAAGCGAGAGGGAATTCCCTCTCGCAATTCACCAATGAATTGGCCAACTGAGGCGATGCTCTTATTTGGTACAGTATTACGGATAGCCGTCGCACCATAGAATCCCGAGTTAAAATCCGGGAGATCAGGGTACGCCTGACTAGGCCACAACTCGACCCATAAAGGGCCGCGGTAGGCCTGAGCACTAAAATCGCGTGAGGTAGGCGTTGACGAGTACACATCAGTGTACAAAGTCGAAGCAAACCTTTTCACGGTCTTGAACTCATG